ATGATGGATTTATGAGAATTTACGAAGCTGATGAACAAAAACCAGAAGAAGACAAAGGAGCACCGACTGAGGAACAAGGAACAACATCTGAAAGAATAAAGGACTTTTTTGAACAGAAATGTAAAACGGTAAAATCTTATGTACTTGAGAAGACAGAGGTTGAAAAAATTGTAGCAAACTTCGAGAGTATTGAAAAGGAAGGGAAAGGTTTGGTAATAAACGGAATTGATCCTATAATGCAGATATGTAGACTTTTCAACCGTGCATACAAGCTCTATATGAGAGAGAAGATATCACAAAGAAAGGATGGTGAAATTGGTGCAACGATTGCAGGAAGATATACATCATTTGGTGGTGATAAGAGTGGTCCTTTCAGAATAAACAAAGTTTTTAACCAATGGGAGGACGCAGTACTCAAAATTATGGGTGATAGAGAATATGAGTATATTTTTAGTAAAAATACCAAACTGAGGTTTCCATTAGTACCGAATCCAAAAAATGAAGAAGATTGGGAGATTAGGAAAGGAGCAGGTTTAGCACTTAATAAATTTATGAACGAATTAATCGACGGTGATAGCCTTTATAAAACCAGTTCTACAGATAGAGGTGCTCAAGCAAAATTTATTGAAAAATATTTTGGTAAAGTTGATGAAGGTGACTTAGAAAAGTCGGGAGGTCTTACAATAGGTGATGATGGTGAAAATAATACCAAAATTGCCACTGCAGTAGAAAGTGGCTCGGTAAAGTTATCATTTGTTAAGTTGAATGAGAAACCGAATTTCAAAGCCAATACATTTTTTGTCATAAAATACAAAAACATAAAAGAAGGAAAAATAGAAGGTGACTCTAAATACTACTACGTATGGACTTTAACAGATGCAAAATCTATTGCATTTAGTGGAACATTCAAATATTTTGATGAATTGATACAATCTAGTCCATTAAGTGATCCAGAAAGTGAAATTGTTGATGCTAGAAAGAAGGTAATAGACAAAGGAGATTTACCGAAAATTACGAAGGATACAATTTATAGCAAAGTTGATGGTACTACAGACCATTGGCAGACAAATTATGCCAGAACAACAAAGGATTTAGGAGATTTATTTCTAAGAGGTTCAAAATTGAATATAAAATATATCGACGGAAGAGACAAAAGGAAAACGTATGATAAGTCTATATTCGTAGAAGACATATATTCAATAAACACCGTTTCGGATAAACCAGAACAATTTGTACCTAAGATAACAACAGAATGGTTAAAGAAACAAAAAATTGCATCATCCAGTGATAAAAGTCCATTCTCTAAAGATCCATCTCAACATCTAACCGAAAGAAACACAGACATAACAAAAGTATGAGAATAATAAGATATAGTGAGTTTAGTGAGAAGTTGAGTTTAAGTTCTACAGACTCTCCAGCACTTAAAATGGACAAACAATTCGTAAATAAAACCGAAGAGCATATCAACGATTACAAATCTAAAAAAGAAACTATCACTTCGTTATACACACAGATTGGGAAAGAAGGTAAGTTCCTTTATAGTAATGAGATGATTAAAGATAAAGTCGAAGAGATGATGGGTGCAGAAGATGATGAAAATAGAAATCCATATCTACAGAAGCTAATAACGGTATTGGATCTGGAGAGGAAACTTATCGGTGATACAAAATCTCAAAGTGACGACAAACTAGCTTCAGAAGATTTAAGACAAGAATTATCTAATGAAAAGGACGATGCAAGAAAAGTAGAGATTCAGAAAAAAATGGATACCTTAAATAAACGACTCAGTGAGTATGACATCATAAATCTAACAAAACAGGTCGAAGAGTCGAAGAAAAAATTCTTCGAAGATATGAATAAGTTGACACAAGATTACAAAACGGCCGTAAATAAGATAAAGACGACCAAACAAAAATAGAAAAAAATTGGTTTTTTTATTTTATATATACCAATAGAAAAAAAACAAAGACAAAAACATGGCAATTCAAATTGGAAAATACAAGAGGCCGGGAATATTCCTCGAGGAATACGACAACTCGGTCATCGCCACTCCGATTGTCGAGGGTATAACTAACCTTGTTATTGGTGTCTCTAAAAAGGGACCTATTAACACACCGGTAAGGTTGACCACCGTCAGTGACTTAGAGTCCATATTCGGACAACTCGACAGGGGTCTCGAAAGAAAAGGTTCATACTTCCACAGAACCGTGTCCAAAATGCTCGAGAGCTCACCGGTATTCGCGATGAACTTGCTCTTGACAGATGACACATTAGACACTATAGAATACAAATCAGTATCTGCGTCCTCTGGTAAGGCCAATGATATGGAAAGACTCGGTGCATACAGAAGGTTTCACGACACAACTGGTTTCTGGAAAAGAGATACTGAATCGTTTCTAAACCTAACTAAAATGAACACAGGGTATAGTGATAGAGTTCTTAACTTCACCAACTTATCTGATAGATATGCAACGGTGTTTGTTTTCAATTCACAAGTATCTGGTTTCGACAGAACATTGATTGAGTGGTATGGTTCTATAGAAAAAGTTCCAACATACGTCAACTCAACAGCTTGGGCATCAGACTATATGGTGGATGTATTAATCATTGCAGGAGACTGGTCAGATTATAGAACACTATCAGTAGATCCTAGATGGAGTGCTTATTTCAATGCAAATGGTCTTAGAAAAGAACAAATTAGAAACTTCGCAAACGACAGGAACGTAAGTACACTTGCGTATTACGAAGGACTTTCTTTGATACCTTATTTTAGAGATGCTAACGGAAGAAACATCTTCATCGAGACTACAATCAACAGAGATACAGACAAAACTGGAATCTTCTGTGCATATAATAACGACTTAGTAGAAGCTGACTTTTACAATGGAAAGATTGACATAATCGGTCAGACTATAGTTGGAAACAACAAAGAGTCTATCGAATTCCTTTCTTATCAAGATACAATTACAGAGCAAGTTGATTTCACTACAACACCACTTGACTTACCAGGAAACGTAACTGCGTTAATTGGTTCTTATTACCAAGCAGTAGGTGATGCATTCGGTGATCACGCGTTCGAGAAAAATAACAATCCTAGAACATCAGGTGTTCTTCAAAGTTATGACAGAACCACATACTACGCAGAGGATTTCGTAAGAAATGTTTCACTTTCTGCAAGTGCATCTAGGGTGGATCTCAATACAGTATCCGTAACTTACAAAGTTCACACTGATGGTGGTTATGCAGTTATTGGTGACAACCTTGTAGAGTTGGCAGGACCTATGGCACATACATTATCCATAAGTTCTTTCAATTTTGCGACTAGTTCAACGGCATTAGTATATAAATCAGCATTCGTTCTCGATTCAACAGGTAATTTTAAAGTTGTTACAGGTGACGTTCCTAATACCACACCTAGTGTAGAGTCCAGTGATATAGTTCTGGGTCACACATCTTACACCGTTCAATCACAACAATTTCAACCAACGGTTACACAAACAAACGTTTATATAGATCCAGAGAACACAGGAATTACTGCATATAGACACTTATTGGCAGGAACAGATTACACGATTACATTATTACCATCTCAAATACCTGGTTCGAGCCAAACACGAACGGGTGCTATTGAAATAACATTCTTAGGTACAAACAAAACTCCAGATTTATCAGATTATCAAAACTACAGAAGGTTTAAAGCATTCAACAGATTAGTAGATCTTTTAGGTAGTCCTAACAGGGAAAAGATGACAATGTTGATTGATGGTACCACTAAGAAGAAAGCTTCTATGGCTAATATGGAAATAGTAGATATAGTAACATCTACAACACAGAATAAATCTTTTACCATCGTTACCGGATTAAATCCATCTGAAATTACAGACGTGACAAATAACGGACTTTTAGTGTTCTATACAAAAGATAATGAATTAATACTCGGTGAAGAATCAATTGTTTCTAAAGATCAAACCGTAGATAGTAACTGGAGAGAAGGAGTTGTTGGTAAATACTCAAATCTATATTCTAAATTCTACGATGGTCAAATATCTACAGGAGACGTTGTATACAACAACAGAATAAAATATAATGGTTCGGAAACATCTGTTGCAACATACACAGTTCATTTTGTTCCAGGTGAGACATTGTCTGCAGTATCAGGATTCCTAACAGGACCAACTACATCTTACGCAGGAAATGACTATATCGTATTGATGGATGGTGCCACAGATCCACAATTCCAACTAAACGACATAATAAAAGTAAAAGGTGCAGTTAAGAACACAGGAAACTTTACAATAGTTTCAGGAAAACTTAACTCTACGACATTTGGTGCAGGTTCTGGTTTCGTTTATCAAGTAAATGAAAATACAACATATGAATACTTATCTGTAACTGATCAAATAAGTGATATGAACCCTGGAAGTGAGCACTACCTAAAAATGTACTTAGATGGTGAAAAAATAACTATCAACTTTGTAGATGCAGCAGGTGCAACTTCTTCATTACTAAACTGGGATGGTAGTACATCAACTGAAGGTGTTCAAGCATCAACAAACTTCACTATCAACTCAATGGATACAAACTTCAAACAATCTATTGAGATTGAAGTTCCATCTGGTTACACAGAGGTTGATAATAAAATATTAGTAAATGCACAAAGATACCCAGAGGTTATGAAGGGTGACTTCTTAGAGGCAGAATATGACGAGTCAACACTCGAAATAGGACAAGTTGCCAGAAAGATGACAAGAATACTCGACAAAAAACAATACTCTAAAGATGTATCACTTATGGAAATAACATGTGATAGTAAAATCAAAAAAGTATACTCTGGTTCTGCATACCAAACTACTAGATACAAAAAAGTTGAGAATTATATAGAAACCTACAAAGCAATATCATTAAAAGGTTTCAGAGTAAGACAAGCTTCACTTCCTGATGGAACAGAAACTAAACAAAACCAAATACTCAACCTTGTTGCAAAAGGAACTCCATTGTTCAAAGCACTTACAAACAAAGAAGCGATTGATTTCAGATACTTGATAGACTCTTTCGGAAATGGTCTTACAGAGAATTCTAAACAACAACTTGCAGACATTTGTGGTGATAGACTTGACGCATTTGGATTCTTAAATATGCCGTCAATGAGAGCATTCAAAAACTCTAGTTCTCCATCATTTGTAAACTCAGAAGGTGTTCTTCAGGCAGAATACATTGCAAAAGGAGCAGATCCTGAAAGTGGACCAGCATTCTACTACACTTTCGCACAAGGAGAAGGAACAACATGTATTGGATACTTCTTACCATATGTTAGTGTGAATGATAACGGAAGACCTATGGACTTTCCACCTGCATCTTTCGTAGCTGCTACATATATGAGAAAACACATCAGTAACTTAGGTGGATTAACACCTTGGACAATTGCAGCAGGTGTAATAAACGGAAGAATTACAGGAATAAATGGTATCGAAATAGACTTCACACCTAGTGACATCGAATTTTTGAACCAAGCTCAGATGAACCCTATTGTTTTCAAAAGAAATAGAGGAAACGTTATCGAGACAGAGAACACAGCACAAACTCTTTACAAATCTGCACTTTCTTACATACACGTTAGAGAGGTATTGATTGAACTTGAAAGAGAATTATCAAGAATGTTGTTAGACTTCCAATGGCAATTCAACACTTCTGAAATCAGATCTGAAATTAAAATGAGGGCTGATATGATTTGTGAAACATTCGTAAGTAGAAACGGTCTATATAACTATTTCAACAAAATGGATGAAGAGAACAACACTGCGGAGATTATCGATAATCAAATTGGTGTACTTGACACATACGTAGAACCTATAAAAGGTATGGGAATAATCGTGAATAACGTAACCATATTGAGAACTGGTGCTATCGATTCAGGTGGATTTATGTAAAACTAAATAAAAAGAGACCAAATTGGTCTCTTTTTATTTAAATAATATTAAAAATTATAAATAAAAAAAAAATAAATTTACAATGCCGATAAATTTTAACAAACTCTACAATAAATGGGGTAAAATTATAGCAGGAATAAAACCTTATAAAAATCCAAACAATTGGCCGACGATAAATACCGATACACCCGGTTTATATTCTTTACAAAAAATATCAGCAACATATAGTGGACCTGCTATACAAATAAGACGATCGTATGATAATGCTGTTTTGGATATAGGTTTCAACGCATCTGGTTTATTGGATTTACCAAGTATCTATTCTTTCGTAGGAACAGCATCCGGATATCTAACTACATGGTATGATCAACTGAATGCACCTAATAATAGTTTGACACAACCACTAATTTCAGAACAACCAATGATTGTATCAAATGGTGTTTCAATTCCTTTTCAAATGCCAGGTATGGATACATCAGGTACAACTGCCAGTCAACCTACAGAATCCAATTGGTGGACGAAAAAAGGTAAAATAATAAAAAACTTTAGTAAACCAATATCAATGGATATACTCGAACCATCACAATCATTTATGATTTACGAACAAAATGATTATTTCGCAGATTATAATAATAATAATAGTATTTGGTATTAAAATTTATTAAATAAAAAAAACCCTCGACTATCGAGGGTTTTTTAATTTTAATAAAAACGATAAGACTAAGAAATTCTGATAGTTCTGTAGTTAGAGTTATTGCTTTTAGGAACAATAATAGTCAAAATTCCGTTATTGTATTTAGCATTAGCTTCGTTAGTATCTACATTAGAAGGAAGTGTGAACTCTCTTGTAAATGAAGAATAGTTGAACTCTCTGTAAGAGTAGTTGCTAGGTCTCTCAGACTTAGGAGTATTAGCTTTCAAAGTCAATGTGTTGTTGTTGTAAGCAACCTCAAAAGACTCAGTAGTGTAACCAGGTGCAGCAAGTTCGAAAACATAAGAATCTGTGTTCTCATAAGCATTAAGTGTTGGTGTTGTGTTAGCGTGGTTTGCCCAAGTAGTAATCGCTGTGTTGTAAGGAGCGTTAGTAAACGGTGCCACGTTCCATGCTGCGAACGGGTTGCTTGTCAAGTTAGACCAATTAGTCTCAGGTGTGTTCCAAGGGTTGTTTCTGTTTGTCATTTGTTTTTATTTTATTTTATTTTTATGTTATATACGAAATAATAAATAAAGTTTAAAAAAAAAATAAAAAATTCAGGAGAGAGAGGCAAACGAATATATAACCAAAAACAACATATAATATGTCTGATAACAACATGAGCGAGGAAGACTACCTCAGAATACATTTGGAGGACCTCGAAAGGAACAAAAGAACACCGGAACAACCGGAACAACCGAATCACATATCAAGTGACATACCTTTTAACACAAACACTGGTAACTCAGAGAACACAAAGGTAAGTGACCTTCAATACTTCCATTTTGACATCAAAGAACTCCCATGTGGTCAATTCTATCCACAGGGAACTGTACTTATGATTAGACCTGCACAGGTAAGGGAAATACAAGCATATTCGATGGTAGATGATAATAACTTCTATGATATTGTAGAGAAAATGAACGATATGCTACAATCATGTGTTAGAGTAAAATATGTAGATGGTAAGATAGGTTCCTTTTTAGATATAAAGGATCAGGATAGATTATTCATTATCTTCGCAATAAGAGAACTTACATTCCAACAAGGAAACTCACTAAGTGTAAATACTAAATGTGGAACATGTGGAATAGAGGAAACGGTAGAATTGAAAAGAAGTAACTTTGCATTCCACGAGATTGACGAAAAACTAGCAAAGTTTTATAACAAAAACGCAGGATGTTACCAATTCAAAACCATAAACGGTAAAACATTTGAACTAACACCACCAAACATCGGTCTACAAAAAGCATTTACTGACTACATTATAAAGGAAAACAACGACAAAAGGAGTCCGAATTTAGCATTCCTTAAGATAATACCTTTTATGTTAGGTGGAAGATCTAGTATAACATACGAAGGGATAAAGGCAAAACTAAGAGAATTTGAAGAGATAGATGGAACTTCTTTTCAGTTCTTAAATAGTGCAGTAGGGAAAATGACTTTTGGTATAAAAGAGTTAAGTAAAACGTGTCAGTGTGGTGAGGAGATCCGCACTGAAATGCAATTTCCCAACGGAGCCTCAGGTATTTTCGTTATTCATGATGCCTTTGAAGCATATATTAAAGAATAAACTACTTTTACAAAAACACTTCAACACACAGGAGGATTCTATGGATAGATGGCCGTTCTGGATGCTCGAAGAGAATATAAAAATAGTGAACGAAATAGTAGAAGAAGAGGAAAAACAAAGAAAGCAAGAAGAAGAAGGACAGAGTGCAAGTATGCCAGATACAAATGCAATGATGAGAAATGCATCGAGTATGACAGCAAATATGCCAAAAATATAATAAAAACCCACTCAAATTTGAGTGGGTTTTTTAGTACAAAAAAAAGAGGCAAATGCCTCTTTTTCTATATTGTTTATTATTAGTATCCACTGACCATAGGTGAAGATATACCAAATCCGTTGTCAATATATTCATCTACGAAGTAGTCGTATAAGAAAGTAGCATCAACGTTATTCACGATATCATTTGATGCCCAGTCTAGTGCCCATCCTGTAAGTTTGGACATTTGACAGTTCATAAATGTAACCCTTCTCAATACAACACCTTTCTTATCGTGTTGGTTAACAATTATAGTTCCAACCATATCACTTTTATAGTGTAAAGTACCATTTTGTGAGTTGAATAAAAGGTCATACCATGCCTTAAGAGTCGTCCAAGTAGTCATCTGACCAGCATTGTTAACGTTAACCTGAAAAGGTATGGTAATCTCACCACTGGTCTTACTCGGCGTTGTTTGAAATTGTCTTGTTGAATACTTGAATCTTTGTTCTTTGGCAGCAACCTCGAAAGATGTTAAGTTAGATAAATCTATCTTAGTAGCGTTCTCAAGAAGCAACAATTTGTTTGCTCCAGTATCGTAGTTTGTTCCGGAAAAAATAGAAGGAAGTACAAACGTAATCTCGAATAAGTTTGTGTAAACAACTTCATCCGTCGTAGTTGGTGAACCTGGTCCACCAGGTGAACCAACATTCGATAATTGGGTATAATGCGGTAATGGCATATTCTTTTCTTATTTTTTTGTAATCGCCTAACAATTATATTCTATATATTAAGTATAAAATTTCTTCTGTTTTCCTAGTCTCTTACCTAATTGTATATATTAAGTCCAAAAAACGTTTTTCTGCCATTTAGTTGAACTAAGAACACACAAACACCTATAAAACAAAAAAATGGTCAAAATTATATGAAAGTTTATATGATAACCGATACACATTTCGGAATTTACCTAAACAACTTAGACAAATGGCAAAATATGATGGAGTCAACATTCTACGACTTTGTTATACCATATCTCAAAGAAAACGTAGAAGAGGGAGACATATTGATACACCTTGGTGACTTATTCGACAACCGGACAAGTATACCCATAATAACATTAAATAAAGTAGAGAAAATTCTAAAAGAAATAAGTGAAATACTACCAATACATATAATGGTTGGAAATCACGATTTATTCAATAAGGGATCAAATGATGTAAACTCAGTAAGACTCTTTTCTTACATATCAAAAAACATTAGTGTTTATGAAAACACAACAACGTTAAATATAGACAACCAAAAGTTGGTACTAATGCCGTGGATTGAGAAAAGATTAGATATGGTAAAATCAATAAAAGAAAATCCAGGTGATTACTTATTTTGTCACTCTGATCTAAATGGATGCAAGATGCACCTAAACTCTGTTGCACATAGAAATCCGGATAAAATTGAGGTAGAGCAATTCAAAGGCTACAAAAAAGCATTCTCTGGGCACATTCACATCAGACAAACTAGTGAAAACTTTGAATTCATCGGATCACTTTACCAGATGGATAGGAACGACTCAGGAGACCAAAAAGGAATAAGCGTATTAGACCTATCCACAGGAAAAACCCACTTTGAACCAAATAAATATTCGCCAGTTTTTCGTAAATTCAGGGTAGTAGACGAACAGTCTATAGATGATTTGGATGGACTAAAAAATACCAAAGATTACATCGACCTCGCCATATCTAACAACCTTCTCGTAAGTAACAGAAAACTTCGAAGAAAATTGGAAGCAATGCTCGAAAAAGGTAACTTTGCATCAGTTGAATACATAGACGATATAGTAAAAACCGACGAAAACGGAGAAGTTATCAACGAGCAGGCAATAGATAACAACTCTACGGGAATAGACATATCTATACAATTAGACTACGAGGTATACATAAGAGAGTATATTGAAAAACTTACATACGATAACGAAAAATACAAAAACGGAATAGCAGGAGAGTTCGACGAAGTTATAAAAATATACAACGAGAATTATAAACCGAAAAACGACTAATTTCTATCTCCTACCACCACCAAACTGGTATCCGAAACGGAGCTGCCATACCCACGATAGTGGAGTAGTTCCGTCCGGACCAGGATAAAACTGAACTCCACCCATCGGTGTCAATGTGAATGAATTAGAGTAGTCACTATCATTTCCAATTACGATAAATTTATTACCTACGTCAACACCAAAACCTAAACCACCAAACGGTGAAAGTCCGTCTCCCCAGAAACGACCATAACCCATTCTTCCTTGTAAGAATGCACCCTCACCAGATGTGTTTTGAACAAAATAGAATCTAGTAAATACCTCTGGTCTGACACCCACATAGTAATAACTAAGTGTGTAAAAACTTAAAAGTCCTCCTACTGTCCAGTGTTCAGTACGCGTATCAGACTCCCACTCTACTCTGAACTTAGAGACCGACATTTCACTTAATTTAACTCCCACAGAAACAGAAAGATGACCTAAGAAGTTGTATGTATATCCATGATGTACTGACGATGATGTTGTCAATGGAAGGTTAATTCTACCAACCGGCTCCGGAATATCCGAAGTAGAAGAAAGTCTCTTAGTATTATAAACACACGCGATGACAACTGGATCAACTTTCTCATATGGACAACCACCAACTGTGTCTATATTATAAATTTTGTATTTAGGAACCTCAATAGAAGGATACTCAACAGACCATTTTGTATTTGGTCTAAGTTCAATTGACTGACCTCTCAGTGTAAATACGGTAAATGTAGCCAACAATAGGGCCAACAACCACGAAATCAACTTCATAACTAAAAATAATTATTTTTATCATAATTATATATTTAGTAATGAAACATAATTATTTCATATGTGTTGAAAAACGTGAAATTTCAACTGTGGTAATCTTTCTTC